TGAGTGGGAGGTTGAGAGGCAGAAGATTGCCGATCAAGGGCCAGCACTCGGAGCTCTCTAAATGGCGACGGTCAACGAGATCCTTCAGGACGAGCATATCGCCCATGCGGTATCGCTGGAGAAGTACAAGCTCGGCGTGGTGCGGCGCATCATCACTCTACTCAATCGGTCGGATGCCAGCTTGTCCGCAGCGCTGACGGAGGCGCTTGAGCGGATGCCTGTCGAATCGTTCACCGTTGAGCGCCTTGAGTTGTTGCTGGATGAGGTGAGGGCGGTCAACGCTTTGGCCTATGACCAAGTATTCAAAGCGCTCGACGCGGACCTGCAGGAACTTGCCGGATACGAAACCAGCTGGCAGCAGGCCCTCTTCCAAAAAGCGTTGCCGGAGCCAGTACTCGTGCGCTTCCCGCTGGTGAGCATCGGCTCTGAACAAGCCTACGCCGCGGCGATGTCTCGGCCATTCCAGGGGCGCTTGTTGCGTGACTGGGGAAAGCAGGTGGGCGCCGAGCGCATGGTCAAGGTTCGCAATGCGATCCGATCCGGCTACCTGGAGGGCAAAACCACCGACCAGATCATCCGCAGCATTCGCGGAACTAGGGCGGCCGGCTATGCCGATGGCTTCCTTGAACGCCCCCGGAAGGACCTGGCAGCGGTCGTGCAGACAGCGGTGAGCCACACAGCGGCCACGGCGCGCGAACAGTTCAGCGTCGCAAACAGCGAAATCCTGAAGGCTGAGGACTGGCTCAGCACCTTGGACACGAAGACCTCAACCGACTGCATCATCCGGGACAAGCTTTCGTATGAGGTCGGCACGCACAAGCCGATAGGGCACAAGGTGCCATGGCTGCAAGGCCCGGGGCGGATTCACTTCTGTTGTCGCAGCACTTCAACGCCGCGAACCAAGTCATGGCGAGAGCTTGGCATTCCCATTGACGAGATGACGCCAGTTCAACGGGCGAGCATGGATGGTCAGGTGCCGGGAGATACGACTTTCGGAACCTGGCTTGAGCGACAGTCGGACGCCCGCAAGGCCCAGGTGCTTGGGCCGATGCGGTATCAGCTCTATAAGGGCGGCAAGAGCCTTGAGGATTTCTACTCGCCAACCGGTGAATGGCTGACCCTGGAGCAGATCAAGCAGCACGACGCGCAGGCATTCGCTAAGATGGCTGCATGACCGACAAGCCCAAGCTTCATCTCATTCAAGGCACGCCAGCCCCGGACACTCCGGCGGAGCGGGTGCGCAAGCGTGTTCGTGCGATGTCCAAGCCAGCAACGATGGTTCAATGCCATCGCTGCGGCGGGCGTGAGGTGATCGAAACGAAGATTGGCTTGCTGATGAAGAATGGCAAGCCGACTGGCGGGACAAAGACTCTGATTTGTGTTGGGTGCTTACTCAAGGGCGATAGGGTTGTTCTAATCTGATGTACCACCGTAAGCTATCGGCTTTTGCGAAGGAATAGCGAAGCATGAATATGCAGCAGATTATGGTGGTAGCGAAACAAGCAATGGCGAATGGTGACGATGTATCCATCGACATCAAAAGCCAAGCTGCGGGTTTTCTTCGATTTCTCGCGGATCGAGTCGAAGCGGGCGATTATGAGCTAGGCCTCGCAGAGCTAAAACTATCCCCGGACACACGTCCTTATGTTTCCTACGTATTTGCTGTGAAAGACGCCAATCGCTAACGAAAAGATTGTTGATTGGACAAGAGCCCTGGCATCCGCCGGGGCTTTTTTATGGGCGCGATTCCGGATGGATAGCGCCGCGCCGGGCCGGATGGCCCACCAGATGGGCGGATGCCCGGAGACGAACCGATGAAACTGAAACTCGACGAACAAGGCCATGTGGTTGTGCAGGACGGCAAACCGGTCTACACGCACGATGATGGGAAGGACGTGGCGTTTGATGCGCCGTCGGCTGTATCCAAAATCACCGCGCTGAACGCCGAAGCCAAAGGGCACCGCGAAGCCAAAGAGACCGCCGAGGCTCGTGCCAAGGCATTCGAAGGCATTGAAGATCCTGAAAAGGCCCGTGCCGCACTGGCAACTGTCGCGAACCTTGACGCCGGGCAACTCGTCCAGGCCGGTAAGGTGGATGAGATCAAGCAAGCAGCCATCGCCGCCACAGAGGAGAAGTTCAAGGCCCAGGTGACCACGCTCGCTGAGCAGATCAAAACCGTCACTGCGGAGCGCGACACCACCACCGGCATTCTCTACCAAGAGAAGATCGGCGGCGCCTTCGGTCGCTCCAAGTTCGTCACCGACAAAATCGCCGTTCCGCCTGACATGCTCCAGAACACTTTCGGCAAGGCCTTCAAGGTCGAAGACGGCAAGGTTGTAGCGTATGGCGACGATGGCAACAAGATCTACAGTCGTGCCCGTCCGGGCGAACTGGCTGACTTCGACGAGGCGCTGGAAGCCCTGGTCGAGCGTTACCCGTATCGCGACAACATTCTCAAGGGTTCCGGCGCCAATGGCGGCGGCGCTCCGAACAATGGCGGTAAGGGTGGCGACAAGAAGACCCTTCCGCGAGCCGCATTTGATGCGCTTGATCCAGCCGCCAAGGCTGATCACGCACGCAATGGCGGCTTGGTAACTGACTGACCAAAGCCGCCGGGTGTTGCCCGGCAAGTAATCAATGCCCGCCACTGAGCGGGCTTTTTTGTGGAGAAAGCCAAAATGGCGAACACCTTGAACGGGCTTGTGCCTGCTCTTTACGAAGCTCTGGACGTTATCTCTCGTGAGATGACAGGCTTCATCCCGGCGGTATCCCGAGACTCGTCCGTTGCCCGTGCGGCAATCGGCCAGGACGTGTTGGTGCCTATCACCAGCGAAGCAGCTTCGGCTGATAACACCCCAGGCGTAACTGCTCCGGACTCGGGTGACACCATCGTCGACAACGTCGCGGTAGCGATCACCAAGAGCAAGCACGTTCCGGTGCGCTGGAATGGCGAGCAGACCAAAGGCCTGCAAAACGCCGGCACCTTCTCGTCCATCCAGGCTGATCGCTTCTATCAGGCGATGCGCACGCTGGTGAACGAGGTAGAGAAGGATCTGTGGTTCGAAGCCTACCGTAACGCCTCGCGCGCCTACGGCACTGCCGGCACCACGCCTTTTGGCACTGCGGCTGACCTGTCCGACTTCGCCGGCGTGCTGGGGGTTCTGGAGCAGAACGGTGCGCCTACCAACGACCTACAGCTGGTCTTGGGTCACTCGGCCATCGGTAACATGCGCGGCAAGCAGTCCGGCCTGTTCAAGGTCAATGAGGCGGGCTCCAGCGACATGCTGCGCAACGGTATGACCGACCGCATCATGAACATGGCAATTCGTCATTCCCACCAGGTGGGCCGACACGTTAAAGGTACTGGAGCTGCGTACGTCACCAATGGCGCTACCGCCGTAGGCGCGACCAATATTGCGCTGGCGACTGGCGCGGGCACGGTCCTGGCCGGTGATATCGCAACCTTCGCGGCTGACGGCGACAACAAGTACGTCGTCGGTGCTGGTGTTGCGGCCCCAGGCACCATCACCCTGAACAAGCCCGGCTCGCAGATCGTCATCCCAACCGGCAACGCCCTGAGCTTGGGTAACTCGTACACCGCGAACGTGGCGTTTGCCCGATCGGCGATCGTACTGGCTACCCGCGCCCCGGCAATGCCCGAGGGCGGTGACTCGGCGGACGACGTGATCACCATCACCGACCCGCTGACCGGTCTGTCGTTTGAGATCGCGGTCTACCGCCAGTTCCTGCAAACGGCCTACCACGTCCGTTTGGCCTGGGGCTGCCGCGCGATCAAGGATGAGCACATCAGCCTGCTGGTCGGCTAACTCAACCACAACGACAACCAGGGGCTTCGGCCCCTGTGTTGTTTCTGGAGAATGACAATGGCTGGACTGACGAAAGAACAGAAGGCGGCAAAGGTGCTGCTGGCCAAGGCTATCGAACTCAGTGGTTTGAGCGCCGAGGCATTCGAAGCCCTGGGTGAGCAGGAGCGTGCCGACTGGAGCAAAAGCGCACAGGATGCGATTGATTTGACTGCGGCAGATGCTCAGCGCCTTGCGGATGAGGCTGCGGCTGCCAAATCTCAAAGCAAGCCTGTCGCGGAAGACGACGAACCGGATTACACCGGCCTGGTGAAGGTTGAACAGGGCGGTGAGGAATTGCATGTTCATCCTTCCTGCCTAGATGACCACAAGCGTCTCGGCTGGAAAGAGGTCTGACATGGCTCTGGTGATCGAGAACGGCAAGGTGGTGCCAGGCGCCGATAGCTTCGCAACGGCCGCCGAACTGGTCACCTACGCCACGAACTTCGGCAAGGTCATTCCAGCCGACGAGGTCGCGCAGGAATCCCTGCTGCGCCGCGCGGCCCTGCAAATGGATGCGATGCCATGGAAGGGCAGGGCTGTGAATCGCGATCAGGCGCTGGCCTGGCCTAGAGCTGAGGTTAAGCGTCAGGGCTGGGTGTTGCGGCTCGACGAAATCCCGCCACAGATCAAGGCTGGCCAGATGGCCTTGGCCGCCGAGATCCATGCGGATGACCTGATCGCGCCTGAAACCAAAACGGGAGCAGTCGTTTCCGAAACTGTTGGTCCGATCAGCACCACGTTTGCAGTTGCCACCAAGTCGGTGAGCAAGCCAGCAGCAACTCGGCAGTCGTATGCCCAGTTCTCCGGCCTGCTGGAATCCTCAAGTCAGGTCAACCTGGTACGAAGCTGATGGCAGATATCTATGATCGTGCAAAGGCGAGCGCTGCACGGATGCTGGCGCCGCGCTCGAGAGGCGGCAAGGGGTTGGAGCTATCCCTAGTTCGGGTCACTACCGGTGATTACGACCC